GGGGACCCTAAGGCTCTCACGTGTCCAAGCGCATTGAGGAACTGGTTTTTCAATGACCAGCTGCCTCTTGATCCCCTTTTACAAGGGATCATCAAGGACGTCTTTAAAGGACGCAGGTCCTCTGGTAAGGGACCTGACTTGAATGCGGACTATCTCAACCTTGTTCTTGTTCCAAAGAGTTGGAAAACCCATAGACCCATTACGCCCCTATCACTTGTAGGACTTTTTTATTCCTACGGTGTCGGAGCGTGTGTGTCTGAGCGGTTGCGTGAGCATGGCCTCGATATCCGCCATTTACAGGCGCGGCATCAAAAGCTTGCTCGGAGATACTCGGCGACGCGGTCACATGTCACTGCTGATTTAAGCAGTGCCTCTGATTCACTTCGTTCGGATATCTTGAACGCTGTCCTCCCCCGTCGGTGGTTTACGTTGGTCCAAAAGACCTTCATCCGACGTGTCAGAATTGATGGTGTGGAATACTACACCGAATCTGTATTGCCTATGGGCAATGGGGCGACTTTTCCAGTCGAAACTCTTGTGTTCTACTGTCTCATACGAGCAGTAGGCCACCTCGCGAAAGTATCCGGTACCTTTTCGGTGTATGGTGATGATCTCATCTACCCAAAAGGTATCCATTCCTATGTTCTTGGAGTTTTCCAAGATCTGGGAATAGGGGTGAACAATGAAAAAACATTTGTTCACTCGCACTTTCGTGAATCCTGCGGTGGTGATTTTTACCGCGGATTTGATGTCCGCCCTGCTATGTTGCCCGAGCGTCCATCACATCAAGTGGTTGGATTGCGCTACTGTCAGTATCTTTACAAGGTTTTAAACTCCTTGTTAAGACGCTGGCACGAATCTGAAATTCCCGTTACCATTCAATGGTTTTTACGGGAGATCTCTGCAAATTCTCATGAGATCTTTCAGGTTCCAAGTCACTTCCCTGATACTTCCGGTCTGAAAACGGATTTACCAAAATTTTGTTGGTATGTTCCGTATGCCCAGCCTCGCCATTTCTTTAAGAATGGTTCTTGTTGGGTTTCATTCCGGTTTATCGGTGAAGTTGCGGCTAAACGCCGACCAGTTATCTCTGAGCGCCCATTTTATTGGGATGTTTTGCGGTCCTTGGCATCCCGTTTGCCTGATTGGCGTACGGGTTTTGGCTGGTTCCGTGATCTCAGATCTTCTGGTGTCCTAACGGTTAATTTCGTTAAGGGCCGACCTACTGCGCTCTCCGCATCACTTGATGCAGGTGTGGTCAAGAAACAGGT